ATTTTAAAGGATTAGGAGAAATCAGAGGGCGTTGAGCCTTACGTTTCGGATATGGTTCACCATCTGGCTGCTGTTGTGCTTTGATATGCTTTTGCTGTGATTTTTTGAGATCAGCAGCAATCTTTTTAAGTAACTCGGCTCGATGAGTTTCGCTCAAATTATTGAGTACTTTTCCTGCGTAACTCTGGATTTTTGTAAATTCCAGTCCTTGTTCTAAGCCCTGAAGTGCCATTTATTTATCGAGCCTTGAAAAGGCCCTCCATCACCAGTGATATCAATCAGTTTCGAAATATAGTCAGTCTCTGACTGGATAACGCCGGATGTTTCGAGTTGATGCTCAGCTACTCGATTTCCGTTTTCATCATTCGTGACGAGCACAATCTCGCTAAGATCTATTCTAACCATCATCAGAGCGCGATCATCGTCAAGCTGATTGATTTCAAACTGATATGGCTCGTTATTTTTTTCATGAAGTAAATCATGCTGCTGCTCATGTACAAAGTCATTCAACAGTAGGAACAAATCATCGAGACTGATATGTGTTGAATAATCGTCAATGGCGATCAAAACGCTGTAAGATATAACAAAATTCGTATTATTGTCATCAATCTGTCTAACAGTACCTCCAGTAACTATTAAATCCAGCTTTTCTGGAGACTGCTGTAAATAAGCAAATTTTTGAAGTAATAGATTTTTGAGAAGATCAGATTTTTTCATTTACATGTTTCCGGCACAGACCAATTAACCAACCGATTTAAACGATCAGCATTGCTACGATATCCCAAAGCCAAGCTTTCAATCGCCAACCGTAAATCAGCTGGAATTGTCGCTGACTGGATAGGAAAAGCAGGGACAGTATCAGCACAAATAAGCAGGTCTGCTGGTGGTCTGTTTTCGACTTTAACAGCAAGAGGCGGGGCAGAAAGTCTGGTATGATCAGCGCAGCTCGATAACGTTGTTAATAGCGCCGATCCAATCAGCACTAATCTGATCATTTTTGAGTGCAGCATTCTGTTTTTCCAATTCTGTGATAACGGCTTTTTGTCGCAAAGCTGAGGCTTGGGCTGTTTTCAAGTCAGCATCTGACAGTCGAGACTGTTTCTGAACATTATCAGCGAGGATTTGGGCCGTTGCTGTTGCGCTACTTGTTTTGTAATTATGCAGTTCACGGATCGCATCGAAGCAATGCGACTGATCAGATCCTGCGATCTGGCAGGCTGTCACAAATTTGGTATGCTGATGATTGCCCCATACCCAAGAACCCGCAGCAGCGACTGCGAGCAATGCTAGAACGATGTAGCGGTCATTTTTGCCTGACGTAAAACCCGTTAAGCGGGCAAGAAGCGGCGCTAAACTCAGCACAGAGCAATCTCCTGAAGAAACAATTTCATATCAAAAGATGGGCAGGCTTTTTTCACGTCTGGCCAGTCCCTATGACCCAATATTCGGGCATTGGGATAACGCTGTTTCAGATCATGTAATCTGTTGGCCAAGGCCTGCTTCTGTGCCTCGGTTCTTGTATCAGCTGGCCGCCCATCGGCTTCAATACCACCGACGTAGCAAACCCCAATATTACCAGTATTATGGCCTCCTACATGTGCGCCGCGCTGATTATATTGCAGTGTCTGAACGTCATTCCCATCCAGTTCAATCACATGATGATAGGAAGGCTGGCTAAAGCGCTTTTCATCCCATGCTGTAATTTCAGAAGCCTTATTATCGCGCCCCCTAGGTGTTGCTGCACAGTGGACTGTAATAAAATGGATCTGAGTTTCATCCATCCATGCCGGATTATTCATTTCTTGCCTCCGAAAATCTTGTCTTTGATAAGGCTTGGCAATGACGAAGCGGCATCGGATGCCGTCTGAATAAATTTCGGTGTTGCACGGTAGGCGAAGAGAGCAATCAGAAAGCTTGTGCTCTGGGCAAAAAATTCATCAAAATGGAAAAAAGATTTCAACCCCAAAACCGAATACCAACTGACAGACACCCCGATAAGATAAGCAAAGCAGCGGTCTCTCCAGTGCAAATTTGATTCATAAAATTGCGCTATGCTTGCACCGATAGCTGACGGGATAAGCGCAGCAATTGTAGTCCAAATCGTCGTTAAAAATTCGTGAGATAGCTGTTTCATATTTTAGTCCCAAAGCTGGACGACATCAGATGTTTTTGCAGTTGGGACATCGTCTGGAATGATAATTTGAGTGCCTTGCGGCAGTACGGCTCCGGTTATCGCCAGATTCTGATTAGCAGCTAAAACTGCAGCCACGCTTTCAGATCCAAGGCCAGCATCGCGCCATAGAAGAAGATCAAGCGTATCGCCTTCTTGTGCGGCAAGGATGCTGCTCATATCAGCACCGCAGTTGTTCGTGTTTTGCCTAAAATATCACGGATTGCGTGGATAGCATCGCGGCGCAGATCGCCTGAAGCTGGCTCTAAATCGTCGGTCTCGTGCCGCCCATGATGCGTACGATCAACATCACGATAGCTGTCGATTAGATCTGCCCGCGTATAACAGCCAACAGCTTGAAAATACTGCATTTTAAGAATCGACTGGCCATCAATCTGATCAGATGACACGTCAGATAATTTAGATGCACCGTCTTTGATCTTTGCGGCTTTCCAGCTAGAAAGATCCTGATTAACAGAAATCATTGATCTGATAACAGCTTGGCGCAACCTATCGGCTGTAATGCTATCTAACACACGGAAACCTGATCTAATTTCTGCTGTGTCGATATTCGGGAAAAAACCGTCATTCGTAATAATACGGTCGTCCGGTTTGTAATTAGCGATCGAGCCGCTAACACTTTCAAATTGAGCTGTACTCATGACGTTGTCCTGTATTTACGAGAACGGCTATTTTTACGGGGGTGGAGATCAGTCTGAACGACAGCATCAGATACTGATTTGTCGTTCTGCTGATCTGCCCCCGCGGCCAGTTGGGCACCTTTACTCTCAGATTGAGAAACTCGTTTTTCTAAAGATTTAATGTAAGATTTCACGCCTGCAGACGGATTCATTTCGAGTGCAGCTTTTAATGTTTTTAGAGCTCGCCCATCATCCTGACATAAGAGGCCTTGCGCTTTATATAGCTGGGCTCTCATATCGTCAGACATATCAGCATCAGCTGTCATATCTGCAACTTGATCAAGTATAGCTAAATCAAATTCTTTTTTTAAATCAACAGCATAGAGCGCAGCATTAGCAACTTCTGTCACAAGTAATGCCGCAACATCACGATCGAAACGGGCAGGTAAGGGCAAATCATATTTGAGCATATGCTGCGCAATTTCGAGCGCGCCTTTATAGTCTTCAGCATCTAGACGCCAGACCAACACAGTACCAACAATATCATTCTTGGAAGCATGACCGGTCAGTTCTGACTGGGCTAAAACTCCGGCAACATAGTCTGCGTAAAACGGCAAAATTTCGCGTTTAATAGCAGCCTTTCTCTTTATTGATTGCACTGACTTCAGTCGCCTGAGATCATGCATCAGACGAATAGAGATTTGCGACGTTTCAATATTCTGGAAATGAGCTCGTTTATCCAACTGGACGACAGGAGACTGCCGTCCAGCTATCTCAAGCTGATATCGTTGAGCCGGAGACAATGCCACAATTAGCCGCCCGCTTTACTGGTTTCGGTGCCAGCAGCATTGCTATTATCCGTAGGAGGCGTGGTAGGCGCCGAAGTGTTGCTTGAACTGTCATTAATAGTGCTAACAGCATCGCCGATGTCGATATGCTCGACAAAGGAACAGAGGCCGTAATCTTCGACAACAAAGGCCTCATTGACGGATTCATAGTCTTCGATTTGATTACGACGCGGTGCATCCACGATCTGTCGACGGCGCGAATTATTCTGAACATAGATCGACAGATTTTTGAACGTCGTAATCAGCAATGCATTTTCGGGGAAATGCGGGACACGATAGGTCGGCAATCCACCAAGCGAGACATTACTTAACAAAATGTCACGGGCAACCTGCTTCTGGGTATCATCACCAGCGGTCGAAATCAGACGCA